AGTTTTGCATGATCTGTGCATCAGACATGCCTTCTGCTCTTAATCTGTCAATTCTTACTTGTGTTGATGGATCGGTTGCTCCTATTTCTTCGATGGTTGGTTGTTGACCCATACCTAGTAAACCACTTAAAGGACCATCACCTACTAAACCTTTTAAAGAACCTAGACCTTTGCCTATGCTACCAAAACCACCTGCTGTACCACCTGCTATAGAAGATAAGCCCGGTATTCCTGCATTTGCTATGCCACCCATGACTGTGCTTCCAACACTGCCAAGAGCACTTCCTAAGCCACCTAGACCAACTTTTGCTAAACCTTTGGTTGCTAGACCACCTAAACCACCTAAAGCACCACCTAAAGCAGTACCAACGCCCGGCACTAGCATAGCTATTGGAGCTACTTTCTTAACTACCTTACCTAGTTTCTTGCCTAGTTTTTTAAAGAAACCAAACTCTTCTAGTCCTGTTGATTGGTTTAGACTAGCAATACCCATACCTACTACAGCTTCTTCAGGGTTAATACCTAATTGATTGAACTTCTCTTCAACCATCATTTCAAACTGTGGGTCTTCCATCATTTCAGGAGGCAATACAATCTCACCCGGTCGTACATGAGCCAAAGCTGTGTCTTCACCACCACCTGCTTGTGCTACTTGTTTTGCTACACCACCTAAAGGTGCCATCATGCTTGCTGATAATTTAGCAATCATACGACCCAATCCTTCAGCTTCTTCAGGATCGGTAGACATTTGCAGTTCTTGTTGTAAAGAATCTATGGCTTGTTGGGTTTCGTCTGTTTGTCTTGGAATAGAATCCATAAACATCTGTCTTTCTTGGTCAGATATAGCACCCATACCACCACCCATTGTGCCCATGCTAGGAACAGCATCTCTAAACATTTCCATTTCTCTGTTTGAGATAACGCCTAATCTATCTCTTAACATTTGCATGGCTTGTTCATCAGGTTGGCTATCAAAACCGAATTGACGATTTTTTCCATCTATTTCGACATCAAATTGCATGTTGCTAGGACTAGCATCTCTAAACATCTCCATTTCTTTGTTGGATGTAGCACCCATGCCCTGAGTTAAATTGTTGATTCTTTGTTGTAATTGTTCGCTTATAGCCATAATTAACCTATTGTAACTGTTACTGCTCCTACACTCATTGTAGCACCTAATCCTGTTGGATAGGTTTGATGACTGTACAAGTCTCTGAACCTAGTACCATCAAACGCTTGATGTATAGAGTTTGTAGTATTAAATATTATACTACCTGTTGCAAATTGCAATTCAGAAATCTCTGTAGCGTTAAAACTAGGGATTCTATCAGGATCAACATTATCTAAGTTAATCTCTAATATTCTTATTAAACGATTGAAAAGCTCAGGTGTTACATCAGTGCCTTCAGCCAATGGCAACCTTGTAACCAAGAGTTTTGTCATGATCCTCTACGACCTGATGGCTGTATATCTAGCCTAGTGTTACCTAACCTCCATTTGTAATCTTTTCTATCATCAGCACTATTATCATCATCTGACTCAAATCTAAGCACAAATTGACGACCTCTAGCTCTTACATCTGCTTTGTTGGTATTAGATTTAATTTGTGATGTAGAGTCTGTGGTTAGGCTTTCACCCATAAAATCACGATTCTTTAATACTATGTTTATCGCAGGATCAGGTGAAGTGCCTTGAGCATTGACAAATTTGACATCAGGCAAGATGCGTTTTACAAACGCTAATGAGTCACCATCACCTATATCAAAGTCAGCAGATTGTATAAACACATTGTCCATTGGCTCAGTGTCATCGTTAAAACCTGATTCGTGGTTGTATAAATAGTAAGAACTTGAAGATACACCAGTGGCTTGTGGGCTGTTTTGTATGCCACCATCGATCCAAGCATGTCTTACCAATGAACCAATTGACCATGAGTTTTCTTCGTAATTGTATATGGCGTATCTTGAAATTTCTCTTGTGTCATCATTAATGGATGGATAAAAGAACCAAACTTCTGAAAATTCTGAGTTTAAAGCTACATGACATTTGTAAGCCTGAGATAGGTCAAGGTCTTCAAACACATATTCTTGCACTGTGCATGGTAGTTTTTGTACAGCACCATTGTAGAAGTAAAATCCTTGTTTACTCATGAAAAATACACCACTAGGTGCATTAACAAAGGCTTTAGGTCCTAACAATCCTGCTCCTTCATTAATTAAATTAACAGAAAAAACCAATGGAGCACCAATAAAACGCATACTGTAAATACTGGTATCAGTCCAAATGAGCACCTCTTGTCTTGCTTTTATACCACCTACAATCTGTGAACCACTTGATAAACGCAACGATCCTGCTGAATTAGTATTGGTGGGGTTCCAATCAATTGCACTTTCTGAATCAGAAAAAGCAATTAACATAGGATCAACCACACCAGTACGACTGCCACTGGTAATAGGATCGGCACCCAATACAATTGCATGTCTGTCTGTTTCTGAGACTAAAACCTGTAATCCTACAGTAGGAGCTTTGTCTGCTCCTGATATATCTGACAAAGCCACAGCCCTAGTAGTCAAACCATCGTTTTCTGTCCATTGATAAACACCACCACCACGAACATTAATTAATAGATTTTCACCAAAGTTGTCGTGTGACCATAAACGCAATTGATTAGTAACACTCAAAGTATTTTCAGCACTCCATGTGCCTGCACTCCAAGCTCCTGAACCCCAACCAGTGTTTTGCACATAGTCATCTAAACCAACATTAATTTGATATAACCCATCTACACCTGACCCACCATTGCCTGAATCACTTGCATTTGCTGTGGCTGATGCCACAAAAGTGTAGGTATTGGCTGTTGGCACAGTGACAATTTGATGTTCTGTGTTTAAGACTGATGCTGTAATTAAACCACCAAGAGAAGTAGCTCCACTGATAGTAACAAAATCACCAATAACAGCACCATGACTAGAATCAGTAGCAGTGATAGTCGCAGAACCATTGGTTGCACTAAAAGTTATTGAATTGGTACTGGTTTTTCTAATAGGAGTAATGTCACTAAACACACTACCTCTTTCTATGTAATATTTAAGTGTAGTTCCTAGTCCGAGATATTTGGTGCCACCAAGACTAACCCATTGATGTAAAGCTCTAGCTATGCCTAAAAAAGCATCAGCACTAGCTTTTAGCCAACCACCAATCTTTTCAGGTCGATTTTTTCTAAAACGAATGAAATTAGCATCAACATAACCACCTTCTTCTGAGTAATCAGTCTCTTCTTTGTTGATTCCTGCTTTGAAATTAAATTTTGCTAAAGGCATAAGTAAACTCTTTTATTGTCATAAAAGTTTACCATAAACTTTAAAATTTACGCCAAACGAATAATCGCACCAGTTGCAGTCGCACTAGGGAAAACCACAGTGAAATCGCCTGCTGTGCTAGTTTTATCTCCACCAAAGTCAATTGCACAAATTGCTTTATTACCATTGGTAGTGTTATACAGTAAACAACCTCTAGCTGTAACTGTAGCTGTACCAAAAGTTAAATCTGCAAAATCACACACAGCAGTAGTTCCTGACAACGCAGGTGTAACATTGGTTAATGCTGATCCACCTGAACTGTAATTAGTTCCTGTAGCTTGTCCTGTGGTTACAAATACAGTAGTACCTGCTCCCAAAGTTGCTGATGATGTGTAGAGTGCTAACTTAATAGAATCTGCACCATTGGTTAAATTATGTCCTTCGACAAGTATTTGTTGTTTAAAACTTGAACATATTGCTGATGTAATTGCCATTTATAGCTCCTTTATAATCTTAGCCATGTCTTCATGACCTTGTTTAACTAATAAACCAACCATAGTAACCTTTTTAGATTCTATCGCACTGTTTATATTAGCTAAGATTATACTATAAATATGATTTTTGAAAGCCTCAGCTTGCAACCTAACATGTTCAGGTGCATTTTCTGATATGCCTAAGATTTTTTCAGTGGTTTGCTTTGCCCAAAATTCAGGATCATGACCTTTATTCTCTGTGGTATGAACCTCTACTTTGCCTAATTGTATAAAGCTATCTGACATTATCCTTTGTAGGGCTCAGGTGGTAATTCATGTTCTTGCAAGGTAAAACCATCTTTTGCTAATTGATTATCTATTTCATCATGTGGTTTTATAATCCACTTGTTGCCATGAATAACAGTTAAAAAAGGTTTTTCTAAACGATGATAGCCATAGAGCTTTTCTGTAGGTGGCACATCAGCATCTAAGACTGTTGATCTAGGGCTAACACCTACTGTGATGCCATGATCCATCATTTTAGATAGCCAAAATTCAACACAAGCTCTGCCTGCTTCTGCAAAATGTAAATCGTTTCTATAGGAAAAATCTATGCCAAATAGATCAATAGACTCTACTTCATTCCACATAGCAAAGCCTAAAGCATAAGCAACTGTGTTGTTAAAGTAGGCACACTGAGTAGCATTAGCAACTTCTTCTATAGGAAACAAAGTGGCTTTTGGTACTCTTTGATCTAATTCACAGGTGTAAACAGGTATTTTAAGCTCAGGTAACATCTTACGCATAACCAAAGTTTGTTTGCCTGCATCATCACTGTCTAAGAATCGACTAGCAGGGTCCATCATAAACAAACGATCTAAGTTAAAAACACTACAAGCTGAGTTTATACCCCAAACTTCATCCCATTCTTTACCATTTTCTTTGCCAATCACATAATCTATTTGTGATATGCCAAGACCTAACAAGGCAACTCTCTTGCCCTTGAGCGATTTAATTGGTTTCATTACGATACTACTGAGCGTAGGCTATCGTATCTGTATTCATCTCTAGTATCTCTACCTTCTGATAAGTTTTTCATTCTCATGATTGCCTCTTTGAATCTTGCTTCAAACTGAGCAATGACATCAGGAGTCTCTTTGAGAAAAATTGCACCTTCAACTAAACTTCCATAGAGTAAAGCATCAGGATAATCTGTACTAAGAACTGTCGTTCCACTGTCACTACCACTTGTCAATGAAGCTGGTTTATATAAGTAATGTAATTCTACTGTATAAATTGCATCAGGTACAGGTGCAAGAGAAAAAGAGTCTTGGCTAAAGATTGAGTAATATTTAGGTTGACCTGTCACAGTTGTTGTTGGGCTGTACTCTTTTAAGAAAGAAGCGTGTTTTAAATCAAGATAAGTGTAAGTATTGCTTGATACGACAGCTAAACTCATAGGAGCTAAGAAATCACTAGGACAAGCTAAAAATCTTGTGTTTGCTGTGGTTTGACCTTGTACATTTTTTCTTTGTTCAGGCAATTCAACAAATTTTAATATTCTATCTTCTGCTTCTTTAATAAAAGTAGGTAAATTATTGGTAAAAGTAGTTTCAGCAGATTCTAAATAATCTCCTATTGCTGTCTTTAATGTTGCGTATGTAAAACTCATGATGTTGTAATAGTAACAGAACCTACACCACAGGCTACTTCAAAAGTCGTTAATTGTGTGCCTAACTTACCTAAACCAACATTGGTGTAGACTGTAAAAAAATTGTTATCGTCTGCTGTATCAGGTCTTGGGTCTTGTAATGCTTGAGGATCGGTAGCTACATTTCTTGGTTCTATCTGTGGATGTTTAGGATCAAACTGGTCAGGTCCTACCAAAAGACCATTCCATGTTTTTTTCATGTCTATTAATTTGTAACGAAAACCAGTTATATCACAAATTCCATAAGCATTTTTATTACTTGCAAACGCACTCATTAGGCTGAATTATAACTCCTTAGATCAGGGCTAACACGAAACGAAGCTCTTTCTTCATCCTGATTCATGGCTCGCAAAAACTCTTCTTCATACAACTGTTTTAACATAGGTGTTCTTTCAGGTGCTTTCTTAAGAGATATGTAATAGGCAAGACCTGCCGCTAAACATGGATAGAACCTATAAGGCATATCCATGGTGTTAGCACCTACATCAGCATCATCCATGCGTGTAAGCACATTCATGTACACAGTGTATGTTGCAGACTTATCAGGTGTTGGATAAACACTAATGGTTGGAGATAGTTGTTTGTCTATAACAAACTGATTAGGCTTACCTGTTTGTGCTTTGTTAGGTATAGCTGAGTATTGTGAACGACTAATTCTAGCCATAGCAATGTCAGTCACATCAGAGCCAATGGTTTCTCTAACAAAAGCATCTAAAACATCAATAGGTGCAGTGCTATTAGTAGTGTCTATGTTGTAAGAAGTTGTATCTGTAACCATGGCTACAGTTTTTTGAGTGATAGTCCACTGGTTTAATCCTCTGTTAGCCCATTCTGCTAACAGAAGATTAAGACTTCTTTGTGCTGTTTTAAGATCGTAACCTGTGCGAAGCTCTAAACCACATCGTTCAAAGGCTTCTTCTACAAATTCACCTACATCAGGTTCAAAATTTTTACTGTTTGATGTTGCCATCTATCCATAGTTTTTAATTAATTCAAGAATAATGACATAAGTATCGCCATTAGAATGACCTACTGTGGTGAAATCAAGATCGCCTGTTACACCACTGCCTGCATTGTTTGGAATACCTGAAAAATCATCGTAATACTCGTCACCAGTTGAATCAGCAGGTAAGGTTACAGCTAAAACATTGGTAGTGGCATCAAAATCAATTTTGACACCCATACCTGTTGTTGCCCACCATACCTTTGCTATTGCAACTGAAGTACAAGCAACGCCTGCTGCATTTGAATTTAAAGCTGATACATCAACTTTTTTTACCGCAGACTCACCACTGCCATCACTGGCATTAGTGAATTTCATAACAGCCTTGCGTTGCCCATCCTGAATGGTTTGTGATGTTACTACATCAGCCATAATAAGCTCCTACTATTAACTATTAGCAAATGGTGTAACTATAGTGCCTGAACCTAAAATAATGCCTTCTACAGCATATTTAGCACTTGCCATAGCAGTACATTTTACAATACTACCTACAAGCCCACCTTTAGTTGTTCCATTCATGGTGATTACATCGTTAGCTGAGGCAGAAATAAAAGTTTTACCTGTTGCATCATCTACACCTGTGTATAGCCCACCAACGAACTTATCTGTTCCATCGGTTAAGATGTCCATGTCTGTTGCTGCGGTGACAACTATAAATGTAAAAGTAGCACCCAAATTATTAGTTTGATTTGGATCGTCATCTGCATCTGGTGCAGTTGCAACGATAGAAGGCAAAGTAAATTTACCATCTGCGTCATTAGTTACTAGGACTTTTCCAGCG